TGATGACGATAAGTGATTTAACGCCCTCTAATGTTCCCGCTGGCCCCAATGGGTCTGCGGTGCAAAATAGATTCACTCTTACAACAGAAATTGAGATAAAAGTTGGAGCTTCCAGGCTTGAAAACAGAGTAGAAATACTCCTGGAGATAGATACCGGCGACGCCTGCTTCTGGAGCTTCGACACCCCGGTGACGACAAGTGGTGCCAATAAAGGCTTCAGAGTAAGTAGAAATGAATTTATATCTATACCATGTGGGCCCAACCAACCTGTTTATATAATAAGCAATGGTTCTTCCAATATAATCGTAGCAGAGAGGGCCGAGTAATGGTTCAAAAAGCATCTGGCTCCACCTCAATACAAGACGAAGACACAGGGCTCAAGGCGAAAGTAGAGGCCAAGGGGTCCGGTGAAAATGCTGTCCATGTGATTTCTGATGCAACCGTGGTCGGAAGTAACGGCCAGGACTTTTACCTGGCGGTCCCCGCTGGATTAATTACAGACACAGAGTCAGTTAACAAGTTTGGTTTTAATCCTGACGTCAATGGTAGCAACTTTGAAGAGATCTGGGATGTGAGCACTAGTTATACATGGAAAACATCTGCCAGCACCGTAACGGTTAAATCAGATGACTCAAGCGACACTTCTGCAGGCTCTGGTGCGAGAACGGTGGAGATACAAGGCTTGGATGGGTCATACAATCCAATCTCTGAAACCATAACAATGAATGGCACTTCAAACGTAACAAGCTCTAATTCATATTTGAGAATATTCAGGATGAAGGTTTTGACAGCAGGGTCTCAGGAAGAAAACGACGGCGATATTACGGCCACTCATACAGGCACCGTAATAGCTCAAATAAGCGAAGAGAACAACCAGACCCTTATGGCCGTATATACGGTCAAGTCCGGGTACACGGCATATTTAACTAGCTTCTTTATAGGAATGGAACGGAACGTAGAGGCAGCTATCAGGCTTGATGTGAGACCCGAGGGCAGCGTGTTCCAAGTTAAAAGATACATAGTGTCTGACAGTGCAACTGAATCACTCCCATTTAAACCATATTTAAAGATTGAAGAAAAATCAGACATAAGAATGATGGGTAAGGCCCAAAGTGGGTCGCAGGGCATATCTGCAGGGTTCGACTTAATATTAGTCAAGAACTGAGGGAATTATGAGAAGAGTTAAATGGCAAGAGCTTAAATCACTGTTTGATATCCATGCAAGCATGCCTAGTAGGGCCATATACTCAGATGATGGGAATTTCTACCAGGTGACCCTCAAGCATAGCCAGATTGACGTTATCTGCCCTATTGCCAAAGATGTCAGCCCAAGTGCAGACCAGACAGATTGGGAAACAAACTATAAGTCCCAGGCAAACGACATAAGCAATTCCATTGACGTTAATATAATTTCTAATACATCAACATCGCCTGCATGCCCGACTATAAGTCCAAAATTAAAAACACATTTTAGTAATTCTGATATCGCCCTTACATCTTCGCATGCAACCGTATTTGAGAACACCGGGAATGGTAATTTATTTTCATTCGCGATGGAATTTAACTCAAACAGAGTTGCACTTAGACTTGAAGTGGATGGTAACGAAATATTCGACTACAAGCTAAGGGAAGAAATAGAGGGATTCGCAAGGTTCCATTCCAACGGGAAATCTAATGGCTCCATGGACCAGTTTTTTAGGTTAGGATCAAATGACAGATTATTGTTTGAACCACCCTGCCCTATTGCATATGGAACTAATTTTAAAATACAGGCAAAAGAAACAAATGGTAACAGAACAGTTGACTGGATAAATGTTTACTATACGGATGAGTCATGAGCGAGAATCTTATAAGAGTAAAATGGCCCGAGATGAAAGCGTTTATAGACGCAGCTGATCCGTTTTACAAGTACTATGAATATCAAAATAGAGATCACATATATGCCATAGATGAAAACTTTATGATGTATTGCCGAATGCGATTAGACCCGACTGACTCTACTGACATTGAAGATTGGCAGGACAATTATAGGGCTGGAGCTAATAAAAAAATTGCACAAAGATCACCCATCCAAAACGCTCAACTTGTCCAAGTTTCCCCTCTTGAGGGCTCATCTTTCATTAATGTAACCCATGATTGGTGTGACAAAACTACTTGGTACCAAAAATCCACCCAAGTAACAGGCGAGACCCTGGTATTGGATGCTGGAACAACTTACAAGGCAGTTAATAAATACTGGATAGACCTTATTAACGGAAAGGTTTACGACGAAGATATTGCCAATGCCGGTGGTACTTATAATGTTAAGATCTATGACAATGGCGTGGAACAGACATCCGGTATAACCTTGGATTATTCAAACGGGAAAGTTGCATTTGATTCTGCTCCAACAGGGCCTGTTACTGCTGATTATTACTACGCTGGTTCTAGTGAGTTCTGTGTTGCCCCGGCTGCTGGCAAGGTAATGATTATAGAACATGCAGAACTACAGTTTACAAAAGACCTTTCAATAACATCACCAATATATTTTGAAGTGTGGGTTTATAACCCTGTTGACCTTCCTAATAAAATGCTATACCAAAGAATCACCTATAAAAATGTTAAGGATCTGATAGCAAGTGGCAACCTTGGGACAGGTTCTATACCCGCGTGTGATAATATTTCTCAAGAAATTTTAATTTTTCCTTGGCATTATACCACCACAAAACCTTTTCAAAGCACACTTGGAGCAGAATTAAGAATGAGTGTTGCAGATGATAGTGAGCTCACAGGCGAATGGGGTGTTGCTACTCTGTATTGTTTATCAAAGGACGAGTAATGTTTTACCTCTGGTTTCTAAGATTCTTCAGGCCATTCATAATCGCTTATGGGTCTTGGTATGTATCTTTCAAGAAGCCATTAGTAGGGGATGAACAATTAGACATAGCTGAGCAGGTTATCAAGCGCGGTGATTTTATCCTTACATACAAAATCGGTGAAGCCACTAATCTGGGCATCCCGGGAGAGTATAAACACCTTGGTATTTATTTGGGCAACGGGAAAGTTATTGAAGCAGTGGGATCTGGTGTTAGAGTTGTTAGGCTGGACGGCTTCTTGTATAGGAAGGATAAGTTTAGAATAACCAGAGACACTTTACTCTCCCCAAGTTCCATTAACGCAATGATAGACTGGCTATATAAGCAAGAGGGTCAAAGATATGACATGGATCTTTCCCCCGAAAACGGAATGTTTTATTGTTATGAGCTTGGCGCTGTAGGATATGAAAGAGTCAAGGGTAACAAGATGTGTAAATTTAAATCGCTTGGCGCTGAGTTTTACACTGATAAAACATTTATAGAATGTGACTTATTCTCAGATGTATATGAATTCAAGGGAAAGATATGAAAGATAAATTAACGGTATTATTTTACGACGGGACAACTTACACAGATGTCTCTCAAGAGTCAGATAATTACATAGTAGACACTTTCTCGTCTCCATTAGACGCCGTAGATGATCAACTGCTTATCGGGTTTGATAAGCCTGTGTTTAATCTATATGCAGAGATGAGCACTGCTAACACTAACGCTGCTACATTATCTATTAAATATTATGTGGCATCCTTCACGGCCATGCCAGATATCTTGGATGAAACAAAGGCATTCACTAGAAGTGGGTTTATTTCATGGGATAAGGATAAAACCATATCTGACTGGGAAAAATCTACTATCAATGGTGAGGAGAAGTATTGGATTGAGATAACTTCCGATGTTGCCATGCTTGCAGGCACTGCCCTTGCTGGCCTTAAGATGGTTTTTGCTAACGACAATGATTTAAAAGAAGAATACCCCAATATTGTTGATGATTTTATACCAACAGGTGACACGACTTTTATTAGATACCACCAAGCCGTCACCAGGGACATTATCCAAAAATTAAGAAACCAAGGCAGAACCAAGGTTAAAACAAGACCTGACAATGCAAAGCTTGATGGAAACTCTAAATATTTAGCAGATATCACTATATGGGATTTATTAGATGTTTCTCAATTGAGAATTGCAGCTAAGTTTTTGGCCCTCTCAAAAATATTCTTTGCGTGCTCAGATGACATAGAGGACAAGTGGCTTCAATTGGCAGACAGATATAACAGGGACTTTGAAGAGGCATTCGGTGTTTACCTTCTTACTCTTGATACTGACGATGACGGGACATTGGACCGTGACGAACGTGGCCAGATAACAATTTCAAAGGTGCTTAGGGTATGAGTTCTATTGTAAAAGATATTAGAGAAGCGTTTGAATCAAGTATAGCTACAACTCTACCTACATATGAAGAGCTCAAATATAAATTCGACCTATTTAAGAACCACGGTAAAAACACAGGAAAAAGGTATGGAGTTATTGCAGGAGCGGCTGAGGGTGTTAGCGGTGTTCTCACAAATTATACCGCTGATAGGGATTTCACTGTTATATTATCGAACCAATTCACCAACAAAACAGATGACAGTAAGCAACAAATAGCTATAGACGAGCTAGAAGACGCCCTAGACGAGATTGTTAAAGAGGTCTCATGTACCAAGCTGGTTCCTGGCAAAGTCTTAAACATTGTCCTATCATCTATAGAAGAGATTAATTTAGAGGTTGAGAATGCTGTATCTTTACAGGCCATTTTCACCATTAAATATAGAAACCAACTAAACTAGGAGCTAATGATGGCCATAGGTGTAATCAAGAATGAAACAAAGGTAGGCATCGTAGAAGAAGCCGTCGAAGGAACAGAAGATCCAATCAGTGCAGGAGCTGAATTTATTCAAGTGCTAGAAGGCATTGAAGTTGCCCCTGCAAAAGAATTACTAGAAAGATTAATTATCGCTTCAGGCAAAGGTAAGGTTCAACCAAGAGTTTCCACTAAATCAGTAAGTGGCAGCACTCCTGTAGAATGGAAAGGCTCTGGTGTTGAAGGTCAAGCGCCTGAAACAGATGTTTTATGGCAAGCGCTACTTGGTGGTAAGAATCAATTAGTAGCAAGGATTACTACCGGGACAACCCACACAACATCTTTAATCAACGCCGTAGCTCACGGGCTAGTAGTTGGTGACTTTGTTGTAATATTAGAAGCGGGCGACCA